ACGAAGTTTTATGAAAAATAGGTTCGTGTTCTATGTGTTCTTTCCATTTTCTAGCCATCGTCGTCTAACCACTCCTTTACAAAAGGTTTAGCACCTTTCGGTGCAGTAATAACTGGTAGATAAGTTATTTTACCATTTATATGTTGTTCTAAATCACTACCACAACTCATACATCTAAAAAAAGCATACTCTATACCAACTAACATTGTAAATTGTTCACATGTTGGACATTTACCATTTACTATTTCAGCTTGTAATCTAAATTTTTTTTTAGACATAGCCTTTTGATTGCAAACATATAGGACAAGATTTTTTAAATTTTATGTGTTTTGCACATTTTAAAATTGGTATTTCAGGTTCTGGCATATCTTCATACAAAGCAATATGAGGATCCTTTTGTGGTTCTGGTGTAAATAAATTTTTAAAAAATTTAATAAACATCTTTTATTTCTTTCCAAGGTGTATCAATAATTTTAGAATCATCTAAATGTCTTTGTTTAATTCTATTTACTGGCCTTACATTAATTTCTGTAGTGTCTTCTGGTGTATCTATTCTAACTCTACCTATAAAAAAAGAACTACCTTTGTTTTCTTTTTTATTTGGTTTAGGCACTAACACTTGATTAGTTATATCCTTTACAACTGTCATTACTCTAATATTAACTTTTTTATAGACAAAGATCCATCTATATTTTCTTCTAATTCTGCCATAGATTTTATGCACTGATACTTAACATGTCCATCAGGTTTTAACTGACGTTTAGCTACACGTGCCCCCTTGAGACATTCAGACATTGACGTTTGGATACGTGCTTCCTTAATCTCTCCTTGTACAATCATAAGTAGGGCTACAACTAACTCAGTCATATTTTCTCACATTTATTAATATATATAATACAATAATTGAAACTATAGTTCCTATAAAAAATAAACCTATCATCTAATAACTCTTTCCATTTTCTCTTACCTTATCTTTTAATTCTTCTATATCTTTTAATGCCTTATCTAATTGTTCATTTAAAAATTCTATATTAACTTTGTTTGTCATGTTCATTTCTTGAGTCTTTTCCATTTTTTCTACAGACTTATAAAGATCTTCCAATAAAAAATGTTGCTCCTGATCGACGGGTACTTGTTCAGATTTTTTAAGCAAATCATTTTCAAACAGCTCACGAGAGGTTTCTAGCGATACTAATCTTGCCGTCAACTCAGTGTATGCGAACACGCCAGCTGCGACGAGTAAAATTAGCGATGCTACCGTTTTCATCGGCATTTGCACAGCAGCTGATTCAGATATGTTTAGTGGTTTATTTGCCATTTTTCTTTTTTTTACCACACTTGCAACGTGGCGCAAAAAATAAATTATCTATCCATGCAGTATATTTATCCAGCATCATACAGAATTTTATAATATATTTATCAATCATTTGTTTTAGGTTTAGGTAAAGGTAGTATCACATTTTTGTCGTCAGTTAAATACTTAGGTATAACAAGCTTCTTTTTACTGGGTTTTATGAACTTATCTCCCATCAAATTAATTTCTGGGTTTTCTTTTTTATACTCATCTTTCATATCATCCCACAAACTTTGTGAATCAGCTGGTCTAGTGTTATCTCTTGCAGGAGTTACACCTCTACATTTAGATACTAATAAATCAAAATTAGAATTAAGTGCAAGACTAGGATTGCTATTTACCCTGCCACACATCTTCATTAGCTCTAGTTGTTGTTTGATTGCTACGTTTTCTTTTGATGTTTTACAATCTGTGCCTAAATATTTTCTGTAAGTAAATCTAAGGTATTGATCTTCATGTGTATTACTATCACTATAATTATAATCAGTGTCTCTTCTTTCTGTGCTTATTTCCATTTCACCACATCTTACACCATACTCATTAAGATATTCGTTTCTAGGATACGCAGGTTCTACAAACAATGCTAAGATTGTAAAAGCCAAGATAAGTAATCCTGTAAAATAATAATTCATCCTGAGAACCTCCATACATTACCTGTTTAAATCCTTAATATCATAGTCATGTTCTCTAACTTGATCTGCTAATTGTCTGTATAAATTTTCTGCCATCTGCCAAGTAGATTCAGCAGAAGTTAATCTTGTATTTTGATCTACAATTTTATCTTCTGCAACTTTTAAATCTCTTTTAAGATCTATAATTTGTTGTTGGTTTGTGTTGATAGTGTCTGTAAGATTAACAATATAACGAACGCCAGTGAACGTTCCGACTAGCACTGAGGCTACTACCGGTACCATAACTATATTTTTCTTTAATAGGTCTGCTAAGTTCATTGCGGTCTCGTTTCATATTATATAATGATTGCTATAATTAAAATAACTACAGCAATTGCTATTGCTTTTTTATGCTCTGCCACAAAATGTGGTATATGTTCTTTTAAGTTCATTTTAATATTCCCCCTTAGTGTATCTCACCCCAATTTTTACCCTTCTCGTAGTCTACCTTGTTAGGTATCTCTAAGTCAACTGCAGATTCCATTATTTCTACAATCCTTTTAGCTTGTTTATCATCTTTTACAGATATATCAAGTTCATCATGTATTTGTATATGTGCAACAATGCCTTCTTTATATAACTCTAACATAGATTTTTTTGTCATATCTGCAGCAGAACCTTGTATTAATTTATTTAATGCTTTGTAAGTATAAGCACGCTTGATGCCTGGTCCATGTTCCTGGACAGCTTGATCAAATGGTAATGCTTTATGCATACCAAAAGTATTGGGTTCCCATAAATGGAAACGACAAAGCCTACCTAGTAAAGTTCTTATCTGTCCTCGTTGCTGAGCTCTGTTAGATACAGATCTTGTTAAACTTTTTACAAAAGGTACTCTTTCGTGATAGATAGAGAATAATTCTTCTGCCTTATCTTTTGATACACCAAGTTCTGCTTGTAGTTTAGCTTTACCCATACCATAGAACAATCCTAAGTTAATTGTTTTAGCTTGGTCTCTTGGTATCTCAGCCATTTCTGCAACGATTGTATGAAAATCTGCATTACCATCTTCGTAAGCATCTTTAACATTAAAGACGCTGGCGTCTTGATCAAGGGATGCGTAGTGCACTACAAGTCTTGGTTCTTGCTGACTGTAGTCAAAGCATCCCCACTCGCAACCAGACTCGGGAATAAAGAGGGATCGGATCAATGGTCCTAAGTCTTTGTTGCGTGCAGGAATTTGTTGTAAGTTAGGATTAGAATAGCTAAATCTACCAGTTACTGTCCCACCAGTATCTGATCTAATTTGATTTATATCTGCATGAATCCTACCATTATGTTCGTGTTTAATAATTGTATCTATAAATGTTGTATGTGCCTTGTTTATTTCTCTAGCTTTTGCTATACATTGGACTAAAGGATGACTATGAGAAGACAAAAAGTTTTTAGTAAATGAAGGCGCTTGAGTCTTTACCGTTCGTTCGTAGTCTAATTTTAATTTATCAAAAACTTTGGCAATTGATCGTGCTGCCCATATTTGAGTATCTATTCCTGTTTCTTTTTCTACTTTTAACAGGAGCTCTTTTTCTTCTGATGCTAATTGGGTCTTCATTGTATGAGCTTTTTGAACGTCAACTCTCACCCCAAGAAATTTCATATCGACCAGACAAGGAAACAAATCCGTCTCAAGTTCAAAAATAGAACCCAGGTCCTGGTCCGTTAGTTCTTTTTGCATAACTTTCCATAAATTTAATGTTAGTTCTGCATCACGTTCAGCATAATTACCTACATACATTGCAGGTAATTTCCACATATCAGCTTTAGGATCTACTCCCCATTCTTTTGCTGCTTCGTTTAATTCAGATTCATTTTTACCTTGGCCACAATAATCCCAACCTAAACTATTAAGATCAAATCTAAATCTATTTTCGTTTACTAATGATGCTGCAATCATTGTGTCAACAATCTGTCCATTAATTTTTATCCCCATTGATCTAATCCAACAAACATCATACATTGCATTGTGAAATACTTTTATCGCATCTGACTTACAAATATCTGTAAACCATTGAATTACTTTATTTTTATCAAGATTACCCCCACCTTCATGATCGAAAGGAAAGTATCCAGAATAACCATCTACAGCTACAGCTATACCCACGACTTTACCACGGCCAACAATAGCACCAGACCCCATTGTTTTTAAATCTGGATCACATGTTTCTAAATCAATTGCAATTACATCTGCTTGTCTGAGATCTGGAAATTCTTCTGGCTTAGACCATTCTGTTTGTGCCTTAAATACTAATGGTTTCATTATTTATCCTCCTTTAGATTTCTAAGTTTATAATCATAGCTACCTTTTTCGTGTTCATCGGTAATCCATTTAGCAGAATTTTCTACAGAATATATTTTACTTGTAACAAGTCTGTTAATTAAATTTTTAGATGGATCAACACCCATAGAGGCATCAAACATTTTTAATCTATTATTAGGTTGTATAGCAAAGTTACCATCTTCTAATTCAAGAACATGTCCACATTTATGTTGATCAGGTTTTTCTGCATACCCAAAATTTAATTCATTAAAATCTCCAGCACACCAATCAATTGTAAATAAATATTTACCTTTACGTTTTACTTTACGTCTAGAAGTGTATTGCATTGTAGCGCCAGCTAATTCATAAAAAGTTGTAACACTTACATTGTAACTAAAACTATCCCACATAACTACTTCATCAAGAGGTAATTCTTTTACACCTGGTTTAGTACAGAAAGCTGTAATAGGTGCTCGCCACCATAGGCCACCATCCTCCATTAAAAAATGAAATAAAGGCACTCTGTTTGGTATAGAACTAAATCCAAATACCCCGACTTCAAAATATTTATCGTGTGAATCTTTTTGATCTCTCAAGTAATTTCCTCTTACATAACATTCTATTACAGGTATATTTGCATTTAAGTACGCCATTATATTTTAAACTCCTTTGTTTTGTTGTTTGCTTTGATTAAATATAAATTTTTTGCAGATCTTGTTACCCCTACATACCAAACCCTATATTCTTCATCTTGTTTTTCTGCAGATTTTTTGGCACCAGCCATAGTATTTAGAGTTTGATTTAAAAATAAAACAACGTTTGTTGCTTCACCTCCTTTAGCTCCGTGGATGGTTGACACTTTTATTCTTGGTTCTTGAGATAAATCTTCACCATTAGTAATCATTGCATCCATATATTCTATTTGACTTGGAGAAACTTTTGTAAAAGCTTTTTGCCACGGTAATGTAATATCTACTTCGTGCATTCTTTCTTCAACTCTTTGTCTTTGTATTTCAGGAATCTCTTTTTCTTCTCTCATTTGATTCCAATATCCAATGTCTTCATATAAAGATTTACCTATACTATTACCTTGTGCTGTTTGAAAAAACAACCCGTGTCTTTTTAATTGAGGCAAGATTGGTTTAAGTAAAGAATTAGTTCTGGTTAAAATTAACCAGTCTTCTTTTTCCATATCAGTAATTAAATCAGATAATTTATATCTTTCAATTATTTCTCCTCGTTCTTCTTTAGGTAAATAATCTTTTTGAATTCTATTTACACCTACTCTTGATATTACATCTAAAGCTTTTGTTTGTATATCAATTGGAACTCTTTGAGATTTAGTTAATAAAATGTCTGTACCTTTCCAAGTTTGAAAAGATCTAACATCGGCTCCTGCCCATCCAAAAATAGCTTGATCGTCATCTCCAGCAATCCACACTCTTGGTTTTGATAATGTACTATCCGTTATTATTTTATCTAACATATTCCATTGTAATTTAGATAGATCTTGTGCTTCATCTACAATAATTAATTGAAAAGATTTTTTACTTGGACTCAATAAAAATTTTTCAATCATGTCATTAAAATCTATCAATCCATATGTTTTTTTATAATTATTAATTTCTTTTGATATTGCATCAAGTTTAAATCTTTCAACCCAAGTTAAATGTTCGTTTCTATCAAATTGTTCTAAAGGTGTTATCTGTCTTACTTTAGCTAAATTAATTAAAGTAAGATACTCACTATCTGATGAAAAAATTCCGTTCCATTGATTGGTTTCGTGATTTGCATATTTAATTTGTATACCACAAGTATCACCTATTTTTTTATAGTGTTCTTCTTGCATTACATTTTCTTCTTTTAAACCTAATTGATTAAATGCAAAAGAATGCAACGTTTGAAAATAAGGTAAATCTTTTTTAGTTAACCCTACATTGTCTGCTAAAAATCTATCTCTAGCTTCGTTAGCTGCTTTTCTAGTAAAAGCAAAATACCCTATGTTGTCTAACGATATTCCTTCATCAATAGCTTTTTGTACTGTTTGTAGTAAACTTCTTGTCTTCCCAGTACCTGGAGGACCAATTACTCTGTACTTTTTCATTAGTAATTACTCTCTTTTCTCTTCACTGGTTGATATTCTATCTGTTCCATGTGAAGCTGTGGAAGTCGACAGACCTTTAATGTTTTACCATCAACATTTAAAGAATGATTAAATTCTACTTTACAATCTTTTTCTAATTGTCTTGCAATTCTTTCTTCTGGAATTTTCCAACTGCTACCTAGATGCTGGATAAAAGATGTAAATTTAAAGTAATGATTTCCATCATTAGTATAACACGCACCATTTTTTATTTGTCCTCTTTGTTTAGCTTGCGGACCATTAATACAATACTGATAGAGCTCATCATGTAATCTATCTGCAATTTGTGTGCCTTTTGGTGGATAAATAGTTTCACAACCATTACGCCATTCATTTAATTTTGCTCGATAGTCTTTTGGTTTTAATGGTTCAAAATAAACTCCTGTTTGTTCCCAAATTAAATTTAAAACTTCTTTCTGTGTTGTCATTAATTTTGTGTTAGCTACAATAACTTCTACCTTGTCATCACTAGGCATAACTACTTGAAATCTGTATTCTGGTTCTACATATTTTATAATTTGAAATC